ATCTTGGCTACTCTTTCGGGGGTTAGCTCGCCCTCCGATATAACATCGTGCAAATCCAGATAGACCGGAGCGTTGATGTCATAATCTACTAGTTTAGGGGATCGCCATAGAATAACCGCGTCTTGCTTGTCTCGGTAATTAAAAGTCCAGAATGGCTTATATGTTACGCAGTGCGGGATCGGACGCTTGGCTTCTTTGTTATTATAGAAATATCTGGTCTTGTGTCCGCAGTTATTATAGACAGTTACGTTCCAACCTTTACTCGAAAGAAGCTGGGATAACCATATTACTGCTTCTTCTGACCCGCCAATACCGCCCTTAGCGATACTGTTTGGCGTCCATTCTTCGCTAGTGAACCCACAAAAGATAGCCAAATCGTGACCCGATGAAGTCTCTTTTATAAAATTGATATTCCTAAGATTACATACCCCTGGATGAGATTTTAACTCGTCTGGTATCTTATCTAGCTCCGTCCTTAACTTATCTTTGTCTTTGAGTTTACTTAGATCGGCTACTAGCTTAACTATCTTATTGAATTTGTCTGACTCTTTCTTAATCTTCTTTATGGTTCTTTTAAGGTCTGTGTTGTTAGGATAAATCTCGGCGCAACCCTCTAAAAGAGGTAACGCTAGGTCTGGTCTTGAAAGCATAAAATAAACCTTAGCCAAGTTCATCATTGGCACATAATCATAGTCTCTGGGGTTGTATACAATAATTGAGTAATAGGGTGGCTTCTTAACTAAGCCTTCAAGGTAACTCTGCGCTGCTTCCTTATACTTGCCAAGTTCTGAATATAAAGAACCAAGTAAGTGATAAGCGTCGGGATAGTTGGGCTTCATACCTAAAGCATAGCGGGCTTCGTCTACAGCCTCTATCTTACGCTTTAAGCTCCAAAGAACCTCGGCTCGTCTTAATCGAACAATATACTTTTCATCATCCGATTGAGACATTTTAAGGAATGTATCAAACGCGGCCAAACATTCTTCGTCTCGTCCTAGCGGTTTAAGTGAGTTGCCTAAGTTCCAATAGGATCGCGGGTCGTCAGGGTTAGCCTTAACATCAGCTTCTGCTACCTCAAGATTCCTATACTTATTCTCATCAAATCTCTTATCGCTGGAGACGTGAATTCTATCAATACCCTTTACTAAGTATGTCTTTAGCTCACGTAAGGGCTTGAAGTCTTCGTGTAGCTTACCTTGCCAGATAACTGAACCATTGTTTTTAAGAACTTGGGTTTTCTGGTGTACAACTATGGGGTTCTTCTGCTCGTCGAAAGCATACAGATAAAACATTATGAAGCCATCTATCTCTGAGTTGGCCTCAAGAGTCGGTTTTAGCTTCTCCATACCTCGTACTATGTCATCAGCATCTAGCCATAACCAATGAGTATAGTCTTCGGGTATCTGGCTAAGAGCATAGTTTCTGGCGGCTGCGAAGTCATTACACCATTCAAAGTCCGATATTTCGGCATCGAATAGCTTACAGACCCTCTCTACTTTCTTATTTCTCTTTTCGCCCTTCTTATGGGTTATAGTTATAAATATGCCGTCCACATAGCGAGCGACACTAGAAAGACACTTGCTCAAAAGCTCTGCTTCCGAGTCTGTCCCCTTAACTATCATATTGAGGGCTAGTTTAGTCATAGTCTGAAACGTTAAATTCTTTGAACCTAGCCGCGTACCAATGTATTAGCTTGTGGTTCTTATTCTCAAAAACTTCTTTGAACTCCTCGTCAGTCAGAACCCCTTTAATCATTGAATATAGAGCTTCGGGGAATTCTAATAGTCTGCGGCCCATCGCTGGGGCATCCTTTTCTAGATCGGCAAACTTGTTAGCCTTTTCACTTCTTATCTTTTTAACCAGTTCAATTGTCCCCAAATATTGTTGGGGGAATAGCTTTTTAAAGGTCTGGGTTGTTTCAGTAAGTTTGCGTTTTATTTCTTCCATATTGTTTCCAATCTGCTCGGACTCCCCAGATTGAATAGGAAGCCCGAGAACAATAAGGTTTAGTCCTTATCGAATCCGTCCGCGTACCAGTTTGAATCCTGGTTGTGGACTTCAAGAGTGAACTTTCCGACAACAGCTCTGTTGTCATAATCACCTGATCGAGCTAAGCCCGCATCAATGTACGGCTTGCCTCCAGTTAAGAAGGCTACTTTTAGCTTATCGGGGCGAAGGGCGAGAACTCTACCAGTAGCATCGGCAGACTGTTGGACATACCTGTGCTTGTGGATTCTTATAGTACCGAACGCGTTTTCAAACATAGTAACGGTTCGGACTAATTGAGTTTGACCTCCTGGATTATTAACAACAATGTTAGACTTCTGGGTGAAACCATCGGTTACGTTACGCAAGAACGATCCCATAAAGAGGTCGGTTGCGACATCACCATTGGAGTTGTCCCAGTTATCTTTCATTAAGCCATCTAGGATTGAAGCTGACCAGACCGTACCCGAATTGTGAGAGGTGTGGTTGGTTGACTTCGAGACTGCTTCTATGATACCTGACATTTTTGCGACGGTACCAGAAGCGCCTGATACTAAGGTAGAACGTACCAAATCGAATTCGGCGGCGTTACCCCAGTCTAGAAGGGCTTTTCGGCTCTGACGTTGTAGTTCGTTTTCTCCGTGATAGTGAGCTACTTGCTGTTGCGTCCTAGTAACCTTGTAGTTCTTAGCGACAACCTGCACGAGGTTGGTAAGTCTATTTGGAGTTGTAAGAGCAGTAGCAGCGTAGTCAGCACCTTCGGCTACCGCCAATGAAGCGGCAGCGTCCAAAGTATCAGTTAAGTAGGAGTGAACGGTATTGATTGCCGAAACCTTACCCAGCATATTGAAGATTTGACTCTCCGTAGCGGTTAAGATTTCAATGGCATTTAATACGACATCCTCTTTGGCTGAACTATCACCATAGGAACGTAAAATACTATCTGTGGCCATTTGGTTGTAAGACTAGGCCTCTCACTGATTATTCTCTCTCGTATGCGTCTAGAACTGCATCAACGGCGGTATCTTCGGCATAAGCCTGATTACCTTGTTGTGAAGCTTCACGAGCTTTTGTCATCTTATCAGTGACTTGACCCAATCTTGGGTTGCTTTTTAACACTGATTTAGATTGCTCATGTTCGTCGTAAGACTTAGCTTTGTCATAGACTGTCTTGAATGAATCAAGCCCTACAATATCAGCTAAGGACTTGTCGGGGTGTGCCTTTTTAAGATCGCTAATCAATTCGCGGTGTGGCTCGTAGTCGGGGTTCTTAGAAAAGAACGTCTCCCTATCGAACTCATCACGCGGTACGAATTTACTTGTATCGATCTCTGGCGCTTTGGGAGCTTCTCGCTCCTCTTTGTTGATGATATCTTCCATAAATTTTATGGCTTGTTCTTCTCCGCCTAGTTTGGACTTTAATTTCTCAAACTGCGGGAGAACTTTCCCAGCCTTACCGACATAAGCGAACGTGTCTTTGACGGCTTTTAAGGCTGTTTCGTCATCAGCAAAGTTTTTCCCAAGTGCTTCGGACAGTACGTCCTTAACACTTACGACATCTTGCGACTCCTTGTCAGCCCCTCCGCCGTCTGACGGCGTAACGTCCGCGTCATCAGATAAGGGTTCTGGGGTAATGATTTCGTCTGTCATAGATAATTTAAGTAATCTAGTTGATTTTTAAGATTCTTCGACCTTAGAACCTCGTGCTTGACCTGGCACCAAGTTCTAAAGACCGTACCTATTTAGGTTGTCGAACATCATCGTTAGCTTTACTTTTAATGCGTAAAATAAACTCTTTATAAAATTCAAGAGCCAGTACAACGATCCAGTTGATTGGTTTTTGCGCCATCTTCGTTTTTTGACTCTTTTATTCAAAGTGTTCAATAATTACTTCTTCACGCATAGATGAAAATGCTTGTTTGTTTGATTTGTGTTTCTCGGCGTCTCCCTCTATATCTCTAATCCATTCGGTTATAATTGAAACAACGCCCTCGCGTATCTTGGCTTGTACATAGAACTCATCTTTATCCATCGTTGGCATTGAGGATATGGAGTCCAGAGTGATAAGGCGATTAACCAATTTGTCTTTAACCAGCTTCCATGCGCTGCTATTGACAAAGTCGGCTATCTTCTCGCCGTCACTTAACATTTTCTGCGTTTCTTTATCTAATTCCATTTAGTGTATTAGCTTGTGTAGTGAGTTGCTGTTGATTGAGTTGAGGTTGTCCTCCAGGCTGTACGGGCTGTCCATCGGGTTGTATCGGTTGTCTGGGAGGAGCTTTGAATGGGCCGACACCTAGTGTGTCGAATAGCTGTGGTAATACTTGGTCTCTGTATTCTGGAGCGAACTGTAATGCTTGAGCTAGTTTGTCTGCTAGAACAGCTAAGTCTATTTCCTCATTAGTTACGTAGACTTGGACATCATATTCAGTCGGGTTCATATTATCTGCTACCTTGATAAATCTATCAGCACCCATGCCCTGTAGCTTATCTAGAGCCGCTTGTCTGGCTCTCTCTACCGCTATGGGGTCAAGTAACGCTCCTTGTTTGTCCATCTTGTCTAGTATCTTATACATCTCCCAATTAACCTTGTATTCATCAAATGAACGCAATTTATCGGGATCGTCGGAATATCTTACTAAGTCTCCGAGCTTGATGTTCTTCATCAATATCGGCATGACGTGTCTCTTAATCCAGCGTTGTAAGAACATACCTAGTCCTTCTTTGACAAGTACGAACTGTGATTGAGCATTGCGACTTTGTATAACCGCGTTAGTAGCTGGCGTTGAAGCAGGTAGAGCCTCGCCAGTAACAACCTCAAATGCAGAAGTTACCTTTTGCGCCCAACTGTTTATAATCTCTTCGTCCTTGTATGATGCTTGGCTAGCTTCCTGTTGGATTAACTGTTCTAAGTCATCCATATTATTTACCACGATAGCGCCATTAGCAGCTAAGCGTGATATGGATTGAGCCGTAACACCAGCACCTTTCTTAATTTTAAATATACCTAATTGTGAAACATAAGAACGGTTTATCCTGATGTTGACTATAGTGTTCAGCCATAACTGCAACATCATTACCTTCTCTGCTATACCCTTGCCATACCAGCGTCCTGAAATGCGGGTGTACCATGATTCCTCATAGGGCTTCTTGCCTTTCTTATTCTCTTCTAAGACATGAACTCTCTGTTGCCCTGGGTTCTCTATGCCCGAAACTATAATATGTCCGTCTATCTCTTCTTCGTCTTTCTTCTTACCAGTTATCAGCCATTTAGGGATTTTACCCCATAGCTCCCAGACATCTACCAACTTATCGGTAGTATTGCCCATGTTGTTGAAGGCACCGTCTATACGAGCAAGTCCTTCTACTCCCCTGATCTCCTTGTTATTCATCCAATCCATCGCCATAACCTCGTCTGGGTACATCAAGGATCGTTCGGTAAACCTGTATGCCTCTTGAATCGAAGGGGCTGTCGGGTCTATATATGCATTTAAAACATCAACTCTTATCCTCTTGGGGATAAGTTTACCTTCGTCGTTTTTATCTTCAATGGTTTTCCAAACTGCCGTGCCATCAATAGATTCGTCTCTCTCTAACATATCCAGGTCTTCGCCGAAGAATGTATTATCTAAATAGTTTTTAACAACTGCCCTCACTAATGAGGTTAATCGTTGGGATTCGGGCTTCTTAGCCCTGAAGTTTATATCCTTAGTATCAAGGTCTATATTCTTAACTACTGCCTCTACCATAGATTCGGTTAGAGGAACCCATATCTTCTTTCTGCCAGTAGTCGGATCGGTTGGAGTATTGAAGATACCCCAGTAGTTTTTACGTAACTGGCGAATGAGATTGCGCATATTGAAAGCCACCTTTTCTGTGACAAAAGCAACCGCGTCTTCCCATTGGTTCTTTTCGTTTTCGACTATCTTTATAGCCTCTCGTTCTATATCACTTTTCGCTGACATTAGTTTTGTAATTCTTTGAGTAGGCCCTTTTCTGCCAAATATACCATGTTAGTCTCTAGTTGAGCATAAACAATCTCTTTGGCTATTCTGCTGGCCTGTTCAGGAGAAATCTTGGGTGTATACTTTAACTTCTTGGTTTTCTTCTTGCCTGCCAAGTGGTTGACCTATATCCCAGACGGCTAGAGCTAATGACATTACACAATCGTCATGTACTCCCCCTGGGACTCGGATTCTTGTTTTACCTCTCTCCCCTATAAGTTCATACTGAAAACTCCTTAATTCATTTATCAGAACTTCATCATCGGGGATTTTAATTCTATCTTGTTCTAGAAGAATACGTAAATTATTTAAAAGGTCGTTTCTTGTATTCTCTGTGAAATGATATGGTGTCACCGGTAATCCCTTACCCGTGAGATCATCAAATATTGGTTCTCCTACTCCTGTTGAGTCTAGGATTAGCCTAGCTTTGTTAAACCTATAAGAAGCTGACTCTATGCGAGATTTTTGTAACACATAGTCCATGCGTTGGAATCTCTCTTGAGTACCAGCTTGGAATGTATGTCTATCGAAAGGTGTAATAACTGTCCAGTCTTGGAATTTGGCTAAGTCAACTCCGAGTTGATATGTTTTCCAATCTTCTACGTTTAATGTGCCGGCCCAAGTATTCTCTTTGATTCTTCTAAAGAACTGTGAAGCGCCATCTAAGAACTTGCAGTAATATTCCTGTTGGAATAAGTCTGGGGGCATTTGCCTCTCCTCTTCCTCTAAAACCTCTTTGGAGATAGCTTCGGTATCATCTACCGTTAATACCTCGTGGAACCAGTTAGGTTCTGTTCTGGCTTGTTGTAGAAGTTTCCAGCCATGATTCAAGCCTCTGGGGGTATATGCGAATACGGCCCAGCCACCGTTCTCTGCTAGAATAGGACGAATAAAGTCCCAGGCTCTAGGGTCTTGGATAGAGTATTCCGAGAAAACACAACCTATGGGGTTAGTGCCGACAATAGAGTCAATATTATCTGTACCTATAATCTGTAAAATTGATCCGTTAACAAAGCGTACTCTCTTCTTGGTATCATTCTTATCTCCAATAACCTCTTGGGGTATGTGGTCTAAGAACTTGAAACCATCTTTGTCAACTCCATCCCAGATAATCTTCTCACCCTGGCTATATGTTGGGAAGAAATAATAATATATCCCAACCCTTTCAAAAGCCTTTTTGATAATTAAATTGATAAGAACTTTATCCTTACCCGATCTTCTGTGCCAAACTATTACGGCACGCTTACAACCAGAATCAAGAGCTTGTAGAATCTTCTCCTGGTACTTTCTCGGTTGGAACTTGTGGGGTAGTGTTACTGAAGAGTTTGACATTCACTGTAATCTCGCCTGACTGCTTTTGTTCTTGAGCCGCCTTAGAATGTGCTGTGTCTAATGCGTCTTTAATGGCTTTATATTGGAAAGGATTTTTAACTTCTCCCATAACTGCTTTTATGAATCCACCATAAATCCATTGGTCAACAAACCCTGGGGCGATACTTTCTAGTTTTTTAAAAAATTCATTCATCTAACTGCTCATATAATCCATGACTCTTGTAGTATAAATACTCGTAAAGATCAAAACAGTCTTGATGTAGTTTGCCCTCTTTAACCTTAAAGGCCTGATCCTTTAATTTCTTTCCGCACCAGTCACAATAACCTTCTTCAGCATCTACAATCTGGAAGTCTATCATTTACTTACATTATAACATATTTTATACTGATTTTTGGTGTTTCGGGCAGACATTTTTGTATCGTGACGTGGATATTGAGTTTTTAACGAGCCAGATGTGCGGATATATTTTAATGAACCACCCAATATACCACAATAAAGCCTAAATTCTTTATTATGTTTTGACGCAATCACATGAGCTATTTCGTGTCTTAGTAACTCTCTAATGCATAACTCAATATTATCTCTTTCATTTTCTAATAGATTTTCATTCAAAACTATATCCTTCCCATAATACTTCGCCCCTATACCATCGGGTAGATTGCGCGATAGTTTAACCCTGGGGCGAGAATATGTTGACAAATCTGGGATAAGTCTATTAGCTCTTGACCACTCTCTCTCAAATATATCTAGAATCAAAGCCTTAATAATCTTCTTCACGCTTGATTTGTTTGATTTTATTGTACCATCTTCTAATAGCATACCTTGAGAGTTGTATACCATGATTTACAAATAAGAGTTCCCTAACTCTTTTATAGGGGCGTCTCTTATCTATTGTGGAAGCCTTGAACAGATCAATGTAGAAATATATATCTGAAAGGATATTCATTGCTTCTAGAGGATGAACCCTGTATATCCGGGCAAAGCGTTGCTCGGAATAATATCTGTTTAGTGGTCTCTTCAATGTGGTATGTTGCTGTTGCCTATAGCGGGGGATATCTCTCTATCTACGCGCTTACCAGCTTTTATCATTTTTAAATGCTTGGGGCAGAAGAAAACCCTAGCCTTCCTTGTGTTGTCACAACCCTTAGCGATACATCTTTTCTTCATTCATCACTTAACCTGGGTAAGATTATACTTATATCCTTTATATCACACTCTTTATAGGTTACAGCCCTGTAAGATGTAACCAAAAGTATAATAAGGATCGTGGCGAGTATTAGCGTGATTAGTGTGTCGAAGAATTTTGTCATAAAAAGGGGGGCTAATAGGGCCGCCCCCAAGCCTATAATCCAACAAACGGGCGGTAGTCTTTTTTGATCGCCTTTTGTTCTCGTGACCAGCCACCGCAGTCTTTACAATAGATAGCCTGGAACTCTGATACCTTAGTAGTGTATGTACCTCGTCTTTGAGTATTCTCTGACCCACACTTGGGGCAGACGGCTCTGTGCAGATAGATACCCACATTAGGATGATTAGTTATCCAGGGTAGATAGCGCTTGTATACTTTCTCCAAGAGGATAATATCCTGCTTGTTGTACTTTATCATCTCTCGCCAAGACTTCTTATCTCCTTTGTGGCAACCGAGCCACATGGGGAAGCCCCTATGCTCTACCTTGCGTCCTTCCTCTAGGTCTCTACCGATGTCATCCAGCTTATTTGAGTTAAAGCCGAATTTAGATCGTGAGACTTTGAGCGTGTCTATCGTCTTATACGGTGATGGTGGTGTCAAACGATATTGGATAAACCT